AAATCATCTTGAATATATGTAGTTTTTAAAAAAAGTAATTAAAAAAATAACTATTAAATAATCGGGCGAGGCTTGCCGAGCCATAGGAGATAAGAAATTGATCTTTATTCCCACTGAAAAGCAACATCAAAAAGCAATGTCAATGACAACCAACAAAGCATTTAACGGCAAGACAATGTTAAAAAATGGCTCTGGTCAATACGTTGGTAATTTAGCTGAATTAATCTTCCAAGACCTGCTTAATTCTGAATGCTTAGAGCATAAATACACAGCCGCCAGTAGCTTCCATTTTGATTTTAAAATAGGCAAGGCAACTATAGACCTAAAGGCAAAGAAAAGAACAGTAGAGTGCCGTCCTAATTACGACACTCATGTAAACCTTTATCAGAAATATTACCCATGTCATTATTATATATTTGCAAGCGTGTTAGTTCCTAAAGGCGAGCAACGTGCAACCAAGGTTCAATTCATGGGTTGGTCAGGCAAAGCTGATTATTGGAAAACTTGTGAAATTAAAAGAAAGGGGCAATATTCAGATGGCTTGATTGAGAGAGAAGATGGAGGCAAGAAGAAATATTATGATTTAAAGCCTATGAATTTATTTCTACAAAACATTGAACAACATCTTTACGAATTAGCGTTTGCTTAGTCTATCCTACTAAAAATAAAACTGTACTTTATAAAATGTATGTACGATAATGTTACCTCAATCAAAAAAGGGCATCAAAATGAATTTACGTATTGCAACAGTCAACAAAGCTATTCAGCAAATAGAACCTGATTGGGAGCTAATTAAAGGCGAAGGTTATTTTTACTGGTGGCATCCTACCGAAGACACTTGCTTAGAATTGCAGACGGTTTCAGTTTTTGCTTTAAATCATCAATCTTTAGATGGGTGGGTTTCTGACTTTGTTAATCGCCAGTTTAATGAGTGCGGTTATGTAGCGGAGGAATTTTAAATGCAATTAGTAACTGGCGACAATTATCAACCCGAAGATGTCGATATTATTGCATGGCAACGTGCCTATCCCGCTGTAAATGTCCATCAAGAATTGCTTGCAATGGAGAGTTGGTGTGACGCAAACACTGCTAAAAGAAAAACTAAGCGCGGCATTAAAAGTTTCGTTGTTCGTTGGCTAACAAAGGCTCAAAATCAAGGTGGCTCACCAATGGCTAAGAGCTACAAAAAACCCGATAGCTTGCGCTCTAAGACGATAGAGATGCAGATGGGTGATGTTAGTTGGCTACAAGGGGAAGAGCTTGAAATGATGAAGAACTATTATCTCTTAAACCTTGGCTACTATTATGACGGCCAGTTGAAAAACGCGCAGGGGGTGATTAATGGATAAGTCAATACAAACCCTTTGGGACACCACCATGCTTATGAATTACGGCTACAGGCACAAAATGGGGTATGTGGTTTGGAAGTTTATGAAAAGACTGCGCCCTGATTTGCTTGACGAAAACAGCCGCATCACAGAAGAGGGCTATGATTATTTTAACAGTCTTGAGTTAAGACGATGCAGGGATAGAGCTTGGAATGGCGAATTAAGATTTCAAAAATACAAGCAAACTGTTGATGATTTTATTGGTTCGCACTCTTTGCCGTTGCTGTTGGCGTTAGCTGATCGCAAACTTGATAATATGGATGTTTTGGCAAATATTAGATTATATAAATGGGTTAGACATAACCAAAAAACAAGAGCAAAGAACACCTACCACCAGAGGAAAAAAGGGTTGCAAATTTATCGCGATGAAAATAATGGCGAAAAGGGCGTTAGGATGGAACTGCGCCTTAAATCAAGAGACAAGCGCACAGATTGGGGGACGGTAAAATGAGCAGTCCAACCATAGCTAAAAAGATTACTTATATTGGGGATCATCCACGGCTAGTTGATGGCGGTCAATACACTGTCAAAGAACTAACGTTAATCACTGGAATGACTGACAACCTTTTGCGGTATCGTTTAAATGATTCTAATACTTGTACTGATTATGAGCTTCGCAAGTCTGGGGAGACCAAGACAAACAAGCAAGCAAAGAAGCCGCATACTCTTACAACGTCTCAAAAATGGCTAGGTCGGGCGATAATATGAGTCAGGGTGATAACAACAAGATCAATAATCTTGCCCATGCTGAAAAGCAAATTCCGTATATTATTAAGCGGATAAAGGAGTGGGACTATTCAGCCCCGCTTTGCTTTAAGTTAAAACCTTACAAAAACCCTAGAACCACAAGCCAGAACGCATTGTTCCATGCGTGGTGCGGTCAAATGTCTGATTTGTTTATCACAAAGAACCCAACTTGCACTCGTGAGAATATGAAATTGATGCTCAAACATCGCTTTTTAGGTGTCGAAACTGTTAAGATTGGAAAAGAATATGAGGTAGACAATCAAGTCCGCAAAACTTCAGAGTTGGATGTAGGAGAGATGGTGCATTTTATGGATGAAGTTTATCATTGGGCAATAGAACACAAAGTTCCGTTGTCTATACCGCGTGAAAGCGACTATCAAAAACTAAAAACCAAGCAGGTGACATGATGTTTAATCAGAAAGTTGACCCAAGGATTTTAAAAGAGTTCGCAGAAAGCGAAAGACAGCACGAGATAATCGATGCAGTAATCAGTGCGGGTTCTGCCAGTAAAGCGGCTAACATATTAGGAATTAATCGACGCTCAGTAGATAAAACCGTAACACGATTGGAGGGCAAAGCCGCCAGTAAAGGCGTTGCACCGCACAGGGATTTAACCCACCAGACAGCCGCAGGGTTTGAAACCAAGCGAGTATCTACCGCCTACAAAGAAGATGGGTCTGTTGCTCTACAATGGCACATCCAAGAGCCGCAAAAGCAGAGTCTAAAAGAGCGTTTAGGCTTAATGATTGATGGCATTAAAGACGATTTAACTGGGTTTAAAACAGCAGTAAAATCCCCAGAAAAGGTAAACTCCGACTACCTTGCCATGTATGTTCTGGGCGACCACCACTTTGGGATGCTTGCTGATTCTGAGACTAAATTTGATGACGAAGATTGGGATGTTAAAATCGCTAGTCAGGTTCTTTTGGATTCAACTGAGCGGCTTGCCAATAGGGTAGGAGATGCAGAGGTAGGAGTGCTACTAAATGTGGGTGACTTTTTCCATGCTGACTCTAGTAAGAACGAAACCACAGCAGGAACTAGGGTGGATGTTGATACCAGAATTGGAAAGACATTTAAGTTAGGTGGTCGGCTGTTTCAGATATTAATAGATAAGATGCTTAGAACCCATAAAAGGGTGATAGTAATTAACGTTAGGGGCAACCACGACAGCGATATGGCGTGTCACTTGTCTAGTTGTTTAGAGCTTTTGTATGACAAAGAGCCAAGGGTTGAAGTGTTACCAAACTACTCAAAGTTCATCCACCTGCAATGGCACAACAATCTTTTTGTGTTTCATCATGGGGACAGAATAAAGCATGAGCAGATTCTACAGACTGTGATAAAGAATCTGGACAACGAGTGGAGCCAAAGCAAGAACCGCTATTGTCACCTTGGTCATATTCACCACCACACAGCAAGAGAAGTGGGATCGATGCATTTTGAGCATTTTGGGTCGCTCACTTCTGCCGACCAGTGGCATTCAGATTCGGGCTACGGAGCAGAACGATCAATGACGGCAATCGTATATCACAAAGACAGCGGTGAAGATTCGCGGGTCAAAATTAAGGTGAGTCAGTGAGCAATGTTATCGACTTACCCACTCGCGCAAGCACTATCAAAAAGCTGTTTTGTGATTGCGGTCACACTCTCGAATACTGGTTGGGCGATGATAATTGCGCTTATGGCATTTGCCCTGTCTGTGATGTGGAAAATGCACACGAAATAATTTTAAAAGGAGAAGGGGAATGGACGCATTAAATATACAAATTGGTGGAGATCATTACGCCAAGAAAAAGCACCAACCCATAGAGTACATCATGGGAAACGAACTGGGCTTTTGTGAAGGGTCAATTGTTAAGTACATTACTAGGTGGCGTGAGAAGGGTGGCGTTGAAGACCTACGTAAAATAAAGCATTACTGCGATTTCTTAATACAAAAGGAACTAGAAAATGGCGACTCGTAAGAAGTCAACGGTCGCCCAAGAGGTAGAGAAAGCGGCCAAGCTCCTACAACGCTATGTAAGGCTAAAAGCATCTGATGATGATGGGTATTGCCATTGTGTAACTTGCGGCAAGGTAGATCACTATACTGCAATGCAGGGAGGTCACTTTTACAGTAGACGGCACACTGTGTTTAAGCTCTTTGAAGAGAACATCCATGTTCAATGTCCCGCCTGTAATCAGTGGGGTATGAAAACTACAAAGATTCAGGAAGCCTACCGCATCTATATGGAAGATATGTATGGAGCAAGACGCATTAGGGCAATGCAAAAACTAGCTTGGAGGGCTTCACCGAAGTTCGATAGGGAAGAGGTAATCCAGTTTCAACGAGAACTCAAAGAAAAGATTGGTCAAGAACTGTACAGAATCGGGGATATGTAAACTATTTTGTTAGGAGGGGTTTACATCTCTGTTAATAAGGATTAAGATTACATCTCAATCAATCAAAAAAGGGTATCAAAATGAACAAATATTCCATAAGTTACAGTCAAATCAATCAAACATCCGATGCAAAACGTGAAAACCGCCTTGGCTTTGCTTTGGCAATAGTAGCTTTTACCTTGTACTGTTTAGCGTCCAACATGGCGTTTAATGACTGCCTTAATCTGGGGGTGTGCTAATGTCTAAAGAACTGATTAAACAAAACCTTGAATTGCAAATAAGCAATATGCAACCTAAATACAAAAATTGGGATGGCGATTTAATCGACCTAAATGATTACGACAAAGACACCATTTGCTACACTTTTCTAAGGCAGATGGAAAGTTGGTGGGATGATATGCTTCCTCCAGTTGTTATTAATCAAGCGCAGTTTTTAGATGCCCTGTATCACGACACACCTGATACGGTTTCTACTATGTTAAAGAATGCTATTTATTTAAGCCTTGAGTTAGCTTTAAGGGGTTTAGTTCAGGAAATTTATGACGAGCTAAATCATGTTCAACCAGAGCCTTTCGCGGGCTATGAAAGAGGGCAATAAAATGATTGAAGTATTAGGAACGATTACAGCAACATTCATTCTAGCCATTTTAATGCGGGGTTCATACTTAATGGTTAGAGACGCGCAAGACAGATACGATGAGAGAAACAAATAGACCGAGGTTCCCCGACCTTTTGAGCAAGCCTTGTCCACTTGTGGTCGCAACGGACTATTACTTTTTGGTATAAAGGCCATCCATAATCATCATTATTAATTATATATACTAGAATATACAATGCCTCTCCATTCATTCAGAGAGAGGCAGTCGTGATCCTTTACATGCTTATATTCGTAGTAATATCGCTTTGCGCGGTAGCCAAACAAGACCTATAGTTTACATTTCCATTAATCAACAAAATCACTTACAATACAGTCACCTAACCTTTTATGGTGGCTGTATGAATAGCTTTAATATTACAAAGCGGGTTGAAGAGTGCTATGAAAATGGCTTTGATAACCTGCTTGATATGTTCAATGGCATTATGCTTTCGATCATTGAAACCGAAGTTCCGCAATACCAAGTAAAAGCAGAACTGATCCATTGGTGTCATCATGTAGACAATAGCCTTGATGCGCTAAAGGAACATAGGGTAACATCAACACAATTAACAGCCGATAATCTTCTAGCTCAGACCAGTGAAGTGTTCGGAACAGAGGTCTAATGAGCGGGCGACCAAAGTGGATACCCACAGAAGAGATTTGCGATACAGCCAGAGAGATGGCTTCTCGTGGTCTCACAGTGTCACAAATAGCTGATTGTTTAGGTGTCAGTGAACGAACTATCTATGAGCGGCAAATAGAATACCCGCATTTTATGCAGTCTATAAAAGAAGGCCGCAGTGAAGGAATCAATCAGGTCACTAACGCTCTTTTCGAGAAAGCTATTGAAGGCGACAACACTTGCATGATCTTCTACCTGAAGAGTAGAGACCGTGAGAGTTGGGGCGACCAGTACATAGAGCCAATCAAAGAGATACCCCCGATACAAATCACGATAGATTCTAGTGCAATTAACTAAGCCTCAGTCTCTGATCTACATGAGTCAGGCTAGATTTGTCGCTTGTGTTGCGGGCAGAAGATTCGGCAAAACCTTCACATCTGTAGCGTCTTTAGTTAGGGCGGCTGTAAAAGCCCCTAACCAGAACGTCTGGTATGTAGCCCCTACGTATGGAGCGGCTAAAGAAATCTGTTGGACAATGCTAATTAATGCTATTCCTGCTGAGTACATTGCTAAGACCAACGAAACATCTCTAACGATTCGATTAATTAATGGCTCATACATTGCCCTCAAGGGAGCAGAAAAGCCTAACCTTTTGAGAGGCCGCGCACTAAACCACGTTGTGCTAGATGAATTTAGTGAGATGAGGCCAGAGACTTGGTACGAAGTGTTGAGAGCTTCACTTTCTGACAGAAATGGGAGTTGTTTATTCATTGGCACACCAAAGGGAAGGAATCATTTCTACGACTTGTGGGCTAAAGCAAAGGATGGTGCTGATGGTTGGGAGTCATTCCAATACACAACCCTCGATGGCGGCAACGTACCCCCAGAAGAGATAGAGTCGGCTAGAAACGACCTAGACGAGAGGACATTCAAGCAAGAGTATGAAGCGGCATTCGTAACCTATGCAGGGCTAATCTATTACGGATTCAATCGCGAAGAGTCTGTATTGGCCTGTAGCGATGATAATGGTACACTGCTCATAGGCATGGATTTCAATGTGTCGCCCATGAGTGCTTGCATTGCTATACGTAAAGGCGGGAAGCTGTATATCTTTGATGAGATTTGTCTCTTTGGGTCGAATACTGACGAGGTCGTTGCGGAGATAAAGAACCGTTACCCTCGACGCAATGTTATTGTGTTTCCAGACCCTGCATCAAGACAGCGCAAAAGTAGCGCAGGTGGTCGGACAGATTTGTCGATCCTAACTAACGCGGGTTTTAGCGTTAAGTGCAAGAGCAGTCACGCTTTAATTCGTGATAGAATTAACGCTGTGAATAGTCGGTTACTGTCTAGTGATGGTGAGCGGCATTTGTTTGTCAGCCCAAAATGCAAGCAAACAATTAAGAGCTTAGAACGACATACCTACAAGGAAGGAACGAGCATTCCAAACAAAGACGATGGTTACGATCATATGAATGACGCGCTTGGTTATCTTGTTGAATACCTATTTCCTGTCCGCACTGATTACGCTACGCCACAACCACAAAGGTGGACTTGATGAGATTGAACGCAGATACAACACACCCCGATTATGACAAATACGAAAGCCGATGGGAGTTCTATGTCAGAAGCTACCTTGGCGGGGCAGACTACTTTGATGGGGCGTACTTGACGCGTTACATATCTGAGACCAGTGATGACTATGATCGCAGATTAGACCTCACCCCCCTAGATAACCATGCAAAATCAATAGTGCATATTTACTCTAGCTTTCTATGGCGTGTACCTCCGACTAGAGCTTATAACAGCGCGGTCAATAACGTGGCGCTTGAGCCTTTCTTAAAAGACTGTGACCTAGAAGGTCGTAGTTTTAATGCGTTTATGCGTGAGTGTCAGATATGGTCAAGCGTCTATGGTCATGTATGGGTCATGGTTGACAAGCCTAAGTCCACAGCAGGAACAAAGGCCGAAGAACTACAGCAAGATATCCGACCTTATGTCACTATGTTCACCCCTGAGAATGTTCTGGACTGGAATTGGGTTAGAACCCCTAGCGGCCGTTTTGAGCTTGATTACCTGAAGGTTAGGGAAAGTGTCATACGTGTTGACGAAACGACTACAGAGACCTACTACAGGGTCTGGTATAAGGACAGAGTTGAGCTATGGCATTCGGTCAATGATCTAGACAAGCAAGTCGAAGTTGATGATAACGTGCTTGGTCGTATCCCTGCTGTATTCTTACCTGCTAACCGTAGCGTGACGAGAGGCATTGGGCTTAGTGACATATCTGATGCCGCGTATATGCAAAGGGCTATCTACCAAGAGCTATCAGAGATAGAACAGCTTATTCGGATATCGAACCATCCGACCTTGGTCAAGTCGTTTGGCACAGACGCTTCAGCAGGAGCGGGTGCAATCATTAACCTGCCTGATGATATGGATGCTCAGTTAAAGCCTTACCAATTACAGCCTAGCGGACAGAACCTAGACGCTGTTAGAGCATCTATTCAAGACAAGATTCAAGCTATTAACCGCATGAGCCATATGGGTGCTGTTAGAGGCACTACAGCGATAACTATGAGCGGTGTGGCTATGCAGACTGAGTTCCAGATGCTCAATAGTAAACTGGCTGAGAAGGCTGATTTGCTAGAGTTGGCTGAAGAGCAGATATGGTTGTTGTTCTGTGATTGGCAAGATGTCACCCCAGACGTAGAGATATATTACCCAGACGCGTTCGACCTTAGAGACTACGACAAAGAACTTATGTTCCTACAGCAGATGAGGGCAACAGGTGTTAAGTCTGCAACCCTTGCTATGGAAATTGACAAGAAGATCAGCGATCTAATTCTGGATGATGAGGCTCTGGCTAAAGCTCACGCAGAGATTGAAGAGAAAGCATCTGTCCTTGGCGACTTCTCTGATAAGACTCAGATATACAGCTACCACATTGACGCGGGTGTTGTTACTGCTAACGAGGTCAGAGAGAAGATCGGCCTCGATGACGTTGAGGGTGGTGACGCTCTCATTGAGCCTAAAGAAGAATCCGCAGGTGATGGTAACGTAGGACAGTTCTAATGGCGGTTGATACTGACCAACTAAAGGATGTCATTGCTAGGGCTGAAGCGCACCAAGCCAAGCTCGTTCTGGCGCTTGCAAAGCTAGAGAGAAGGATAGTCGATTACCTAGCCACTGCACCGCTTAAAGACGGCATCTTGTTCGATTTAGAATGGGCTATCCAAGCTAGATCGGAACTACGGAAGCTGATCGAAGAGGAGTACCTAACGACCATTGATGGCTTTGTACGCGAATATAAGGCCGTTGCAGGTGAAGTTGCAACAATGCTTGCTACTTATGGTGACTTTGCAAAGCTAGACCCTAATGTGGTTTCTCAGTTGCAGAATCTTAGCTTTAGAGGCTTTGAGAACTTAGGTCAAGAGTATCTGGATATCATTGCCAAACAGGTGTATGAAAGCACCCTAACTGGTCAGACATTTGCAGTTGGTGTTGCAAGCATACAGCAAGCCGTTAGCGGTGACATGGCTAGGTACGCAAGCCAACAACTACACGATTCCCTTTTGCAGTTCGATAGGTCAATCAACACCCGAATAGCTTTGGATAGTGGAGCAACCAAGTTTACATACCGTGGCCCAGATGACAGCGCAACTAGAGAGTTCTGTGCTAGGCACGTAAACAAGACGTATACGATAGATGAGATCGAAGAGATATGGCAAGGCAGTTGGGGCGGTAAGATAGACTCCAATGCTTTTGTTTCAGCGGGCGGCTACAATTGCCGTCATAGATGGCGACCAATAATAGAGGATTAGATCATGCCAAAAGGTAAAGGAACATACGGTAGTAAAGTAGGCCGACCCAAGAAGAAGAAAATCAAGAAATAATTTGTATGCTATACTGTTAATTCACTAACACTCTTTAAGAGGCCGCGACATGAGCGAAGAAAACATGGAATCTGAGATCGAAACTAATGCAGTTGAGAATCAGGTAGCAAAGACATTTACACAAGATGAATTAGATCGAATCGTAGCTGACCGCATATCTAGAGAACAGCGCAAGTTTGACAAGAAACTGTCAGGCATTGACCTGAATGAAGCAAGAGATTTGTTGGCTGAGAAACAAGCCGCAGATATTGAGCGACAGAAAGAGCGCGGAGAGTTTGATTCAATTCTAAAACAGACTGTCGAAAAGAAAGACATGGAGATACAGAGCTATAAAAGCAAGCTACAACAGACGCTAGTAGATGGAGCGATTCTGGGTGCGGCTTCTAACAATAACGCTGTCAATCCAACTCAAGTATCACAGTTGCTGAAAGACCAGACCAGACTGTCGGAAGATGGAACGGTTGAAGTTCTGGACGCTAACAAAGTACCGCGCTACAATGACAGCGGTGAATTGTTATCCGTCAATGAGATGGTGGCTGAATTCTTGACAGTAAACCCACATATGGTCAAAGCCTCACAAGGCGGTATTGGCTCGATGGGTAACACTGGTGGCTCTACACAGAAGCCTCAATCTGTGGCAGATATGGTTGCAAACTGGAATGATGGTGGTAAAGAAGCATTTGCCGCATCTAAGAAAAAGTAACCACTAACCACAAACTAATTTTAATTTAAGGTATTTTATCATGGCGGCAACAACTTCAACAACTCTCGACGACCTGTTCGTCAATATCGTAGCTCAAGCACGTTTCACTGCTGAAGAGCAATCACTCATGCTAGGTCTGGTTACTATGTATAACATTCAGGCTCAAGCGGGCAAGACAATTCAGGTACCTAAGTATCCTGCTATTGCGGCGGCCAACTTGACTGAAGGCACTGATATGTCAAGCACCACTGTTTCTACTTCTTCAGTTTCTGTAACTGTTGGCGAAGTAGGCGCACAGGTTCTATTAACTGACATGGCTACTTACGGTGACGGCAACCCTGCTGTTGAGTTAGGTACTGTTCTAGGTAACGCTATCGCTACCAAGATCGACACTGACTTAATCGCTTTGTTTGACGGCTTCTCTGGTTCTATCGGAGCCGCAGGTGCTGAGATCACTGTAGCTGACTTATTTAAAGCGGCCGCAACTCTACGCTCTAACAAGGTTACTGGCGTTATCAATGCTGTTGTACACCCTTTCCAAGCGTACCAGTTGAAAGCTAACCTAACTAACACCTTCGCTAACCCGAACGGTGGCGATTCGCAGAACGAAGCGATGCGTACTGGTTATGTTGGAACTATCGCGGGCATCAATGTCTACGAGTCAGCTAACGTAGTTATCGATGGCGCAGGAGATGCTAAAGGCGCTGTATTTGCTCCAGAAGCAATCATGATCGCCATGAAGCGTGACTTCAACATCGCTCCACAGCGTGATGAGTCCCTTCGTGCATTCGAGCTTAACGCCACTGCTGTATATGGTGTTGCAGAGCTTGATGATGCGTTCGGAATTGAGCTTCTTTCT